GAAAACTTGTACGAAGTGTTCTGAGTCAACCTCCTCCTCATTGGCCTGCTTCGTCTCCGGTAGAAGCGACTTCTGCGTATACCAAAGCGGCGATTGGTCCTTCGGCGAAAGTAACGACGTCGACGATAAACCATGTCTTTAAATGTGTGACTTGTGTGAGGGGTAGTTGCATAATGTCCTTCAACCCTCACAACCTCTTTTATACCTTCGATGGCTCAGCGGTTCAGACTTCGTTCCAAGAAGCTCTTCCTCACCTATCCGCAATGCACGGTCGACCCATCCGAGGCACTCAGGCAACTATCTGCAGTTGTTTCGGCGACTGGGCACGTCATAGCGCGGGAGAAGCATGCGGACGGCAACTCGCACCTTCACGTCTACCTGGAGTCGAACGAGACGATGGTCATCAACGCGGCGGAGGACCTCGACCTAACGGCGGACGGGACGACCTATCACGGGAACTATCAAGCCGTCCGCTCAAGCAGCGCCGTCAAGAAGTACGTGACGAAGGACGGGGACTTCATCACCAACCTCAACCTCGAACCGTCGTCGATCTCACCGTGGAAGAGGGCGAGGGACGCGGCAACGTCGGATGGCATCTCGGCGGCCCTAGCGATCCTCGAGGAGTGCCCGAAGGCGAGCCGAGACCTCTGTATCAATGGGGATCGGATTATCAAGAACCTGGCCTCCCTCAGCTCGAAGAAGCTGAAGATCACCTACGATCTCTCGACCTTTGGCTGGACCGAGCCCTGGGATGGGAAGACCCATACCTTAGTGATCTATGGTGGGACGAATCTCGGGAAGACCAGCCTGGCGAAGGCTCTCCTGCCGGACGCTCTACTGACTAGGCACCTCGACAAGCTCCGCGAGTACGACTCTACGCGCTACACGGGCATCATCCTCGACGACATGAGCTTCAAGCATCTTCACCGGGAGGCTCAGATCGCACTCGTCGACAGGCACGAAGACACCCAAGTGCACGTACGTTACGCGGTAGCCGAAATACCGGCAGGTACTCCAGTCATCATCACCACGAACTCTCTCCCGAGCTCTATTCTCCACATGGACGACGCAGCTATTGCCCGCCGCTGCTATGTAGTCCACATGAAGGGTATCGGGCAGTTTTTTAAACAATAAAAAACAATTTCTCTTTCGGAAATTAATGGTCACCGGGGAATTTGGTCACGAACGGGGGCGGGGAGTAATATTATTTCCCCGCCCTTTGTGACCCGGGTGCGCCTATGCGCGAGGGTCCTTTAACTATCCTTGCTTCGATTGCCCTGTGACCCGGGTACGGGACCTTTGCAGGACTCCGCCCCCCTCCCAGCAAAGCTGGAGGGGGGCTCCTGGGAACGCCATGTCAGTGGGAAAAGTCTTTTATTCACTGTACACCCTTAACACGGATGTAGTAACGGGTGATAACATCGATAGCTATCTGGTTACTGGTAGTTGTCCAAACCCACTTGAGTGCGTAGTGGGGAACACCAGTGTTGGCTGCGTTGATCCAACCTTGTCTGCCAACCATGTGAGCGTCTGTTGAAGCAGCTCCGTTGAAGATGTTGGTCAGAGCCTTGGGCTTGAAGTAGATACTCCACGGACGACCTACTCCATACTTGACCTTGACTCCTTGCTTCTGCTGCATCTCCGCAAGATCTGGCACGTTGTTGTCGTCGTTGTCCACAATCCAGTAGAAATCTCCGTAGTTGGTAATCACTGAAGTGTTCTCAGTGACGCGGGGAATGAACTTCATCGAAATCCCAGTAATCTTGTAGAAATCGAAAAGTCCTGTGAAATCGGTGTAGTTCGGAAGGTCTCCTAGGGTGAAGACGATTCCTCCAGCACCAGTTCCAGTAGTGGTGCCAAGGAGCGTAGAAGTGATAACCCTGGAAAACTTGTACGAAGTGTTCTGAGTCAACCTCCTCCTCATTGGCCTGCTTCGTCTCCGGTAGAAGCGACTTCTGCGTATACCAAAGCGGCGATTGGTCCTTCGGCGAAAGTAACGACGTC